ATAAAATTGAGAATAAAGAAAATAATAAATGTATTATAGGTAGTAGTATTGATATTAAACAAAGATGGTATACTTATAAGTGTAAATTAAATAAAGGGTCATATGGCAATAAAGAATTGCAAGATGACTGGAATACATATGGTAGTGATTGTTTTACTTTTGAGGTTTTAGAAAATTGTGCAGTACAAGAATTATATGTCCAAGAAAGCTTTTGGCAAGAAGTTTTTGCAGTATCATTGCATGGTTATAATAAGAATAAAATCACAAAATTAACTCGAACTATAAATATAGGAACTAAAGCTATGTCAGCTTCTATCACTGAGGAAGATGTTTTAAGAATTAGGGCTTTATTAAATTTGGAATATAGTGCTATGGAAATAGCTAATATGACTAATATTAATTATAATATAATTTATACAATCAAGAATAAAAGTCGTTGGAAAAATGTAGAAGTGTCTACATTTTATGATAGTAAAGATGTTGATTATATATTGTCAGCATACTATTGTGCTTAATGTACAATGTATTGGGTTAACGCCCAATTTTCGTGCGTAAAGCACGAATTATGGTAAACATGATGTAATCAGGTGGCATGCAAAGGTTGGTCTTTGATGTATCAGTTCAAATCTGATTGTTTACCCCTTCATATAAATTTGTTTTCAGGAACAAATAAGATTACATAGCACACTGATTTTCGTACTTTAGGTACGAATTGTATTGTCGTAATACCTTCAAAGACAATACCAGTGTGTTAAATTAAATTTAGAATGGGAGTTGGAGATATGAGCAAAACAACAGAAATAACAGTTGGTGCTTTAGACACCAAAGAAGTAAAAGTTAAAAGAAATCCATGGAGACCTAGGAAATTCACAGACCCAGATGATATGTTTGATGTAGGAATGACTTATATAGAAGATACATTGGCTAAGAAAGAACCTTTGACTGTTTGTGGATTAGCATTAGCATTAGATACAACAAGAGTAGTTTTATTAGATTATGCTAGTGGAAAATATGATGAAAAAGATAAATACTTTTCGTACCCAATAAAAAGACTTAAAGAAATTGTTGAAAATGGATACGAAAAACTCTTACATCATGGCAAACCAGTTGGTGGTATCTTCGCATTGAAGAATTTTGGATGGAGAGATACACAACATATTGAACAAACAAATAAAACGGATGAACCAACAGCAGAAGAATTAGAAAAGATAAAGAATAAATACAATCTTAATGACTAATCAAAATGATAAATAAGTGATATTTCTATACACTCATTTACAGCGATTTTAAATTAATGCTATGTATAAATGTTCACTAGAAAAAACTGTGAAGCTACAAATGAGTGTATAGATGACAATCAAGCTATTAGTGGGTTTGAGGGTTCTATTATCACTTCTTAAAGTAGTTACTACGAAGCAATAATAGAAGGTGAATATTTTAACGTATAAATTAGACTTGAAGTCTAAGAAATGATGTAACCAATTAATCAATATCTTATAGATGTAACATAATATGTATTATGTTACTTTATATTATTAACTAATATACGACCTTAAGCTGCTTATAGAGCAGCGATATGTTAATTGGCTACACCACTTACTAAAAAAATTTATAAGAATGTAACATAATGTATTGACTTGTTACGTAATACGTACTATAATAAACATAGTAGTTATTATTAATTAGGAGTTGATACACTATGAAGATAGTACAACCAATCAGAGATAAGAACATGATTGAATTATTAAAGCAAGAATTATTAAAATCTAAGACAAGGGATTATATGTTATTTGTATTTGGAATAAATACAGGACTACGGATAAGTGATATATTAAGAATGAAAGTTATTGATGTTAAGAATAGAACACATATAACTTTAACAGAACAGAAAACTAAGAAGACTAAAAAGATAAAGATAACACATACATTGTCAGTAGAATTGAATAGGTATATGATTGACAAAGATACTACTGACTTCTTATTCCCATCACAAAAGGATAGCAAAGATGGGAGTAAAAAAGCTATCAGTAGGATACAAGCATATAGGATACTAAACAGGGCTGCTAATGCATGTGGTATTGATGAGGAGATAGGAACGCATAGCTTACGCAAGACCTTTGGCTATCACCACTATCAACTGTTCAAAGATGTAGCATTACTACAGGACATATTCAATCACAGTGCGCCTAGTGTAACACTAAGATACATAGGATTAAATCAGGATTGTATTGACATGAGCATGGATAACTTTGGATTATAAATATAGATAGATGAATGTATAGATAAGAGCTGTATAACTTAACTGTTGTAGAGCTTTTATCTATGTACTCTTTTACTTGGTTCATGAAGAACCAATATAATAGGAGAATGATAAATGAATAATAATTATAAGATTGATGCATTAAGCATCAAGAAGGATATCATAGATATAAACAACGCATTGATTGACAATGCTAGGAATTCCTTTTGGTGGTTCTGTAAGGTATTAGAACCTGAGTTCTATAAGGATAGCAGGACATATCTTAGAGAGCTATGTGATACCTTGCAAGCTCTGTATGAAGGTAGGATAGTTAAGTATATTAATGTGGACATGAAGTCCACAAATTCAGCTACACCTACTAATGAATGGGTTATTGAGAAGTCTAATATCATTACAAATGACATGGTAAGTTGTACCTCAAGTACAACAATATGTAATAAGCTAATGATTAATTTACCTCCTCAACATGGTAAATCCCGTACCTTAGTTAACTTTTGTAGATGGTGCTTTGGTAAGAATAATAAAGAGAGAGTTATAACATGGTCATACAATGATGATACTGCTAGTGACTTTAGTAGATATACTAGAGATGGTATAGCCAGAGTAAAAGAAACTGAATTTGAAATAGCATATTCAGATATATTTCCTGATACTAAACTTAAACAAGGTAATGCTGGACATGAGAAATGGGCATTAGCTGGTAACTATTTTAGTTACTTAGGTGCAGGATTAAATGGTAGTATTACAGGTAAGTCAGGAACAATAAGAATAGTTGATGACCCTGTTAAGGATAGTGTTGAGGGATTGAATGAAGAACGTTTGGATATGATATGGAAGAAGTACACAGATACGTTTCTAAGCAGAGTATCAGGTCATTACATTGACATAGTAAATCATACTCGTTGGAATTCTAAAGATTTATGTGGAAGGTTATTAAAGATACAACCTGAGAAGTGGTATGTATTCAGGAGAGAAGTTTACAACAAAGAAACTGACACAATGTTATGTGATGAGTTACTTAACAAAGAATCTTATCTTGACATTAAGCAGTTATCTAGTCCTGAGATATTTAGTGCAAACTATCATCAAATACCAATTGATGTTATGGGAAGGTTGTATAACAATATAAATTTTTATGAATTAAAATATAATGAAGGAACGCCTTATGGCGTTTACACTTGTGGTTCTTTAAGAACCAATATTAATGACCAAGAAGTAGAAGTAATTACATTTGAAGATATTATAGCATATGTAGATACTGCTGACACTGGTAAGGACTATCTTTGTTGCATTATTGCGGGTGTTTCTAAGGGTGAATTATATATTATTGATGTATTGTACACATTAGCAGCAATGGAGGAAACAGAACCAGCTACAGCATCTTTATTGTATAAGAACAAAGTTAATAAATGTCTTATTGAAAGTAATTCTGGTGGACGAGGATTTGCTCGTAATGTTATTAGATTGCTTTGGGATAAGCACAGAACAAGGAATACAAATGTAAGATGGTTTCATCAAAGCAAGAATAAGATAAGCAGAATTATAGCAGCATCCTCATTTGTAGTTAACCATGTTTATTTTCCTGATAGCATCTATGATACACATGAAGAATTTTTTGAATCACTCATTCAATATCAAAAAGCTGGAAAAAACAAACATGATGATAGTGTTGATACACTTACTGGATTGACTGAGATGACAATATCAAATACAAGTACAAAAGTAATAAAAATTCGTAAATGAATTGGGTATTTTAAATACCAATTACGAAAATTCGTAAATGAATAAAGAAGGTGATATATTGCTTTATAATTTGGATTTCTTAAATGTAGGGAAACCATTTCCACCAGAATCTGAGATAGAAAGATTAGCTTTATATAGTAAGAATAAACTATTATTTGAAGGGAAACATGAATTTGTATATGCTGAGAGTTTCAAACGTATTCAAAGAGTAATAGGTAATTTTTATGAAGTAATAAGCTATGCTACTCTTACAAACTTTCAGAAGCTTATAACAAAGAAGATAGCAGATTTATTATTAGGTGAACCTCCAACAATAACAGCACCAGAACAGGACTCACCTGAGCAAACAGCTATTGATGAGATAATGATAAACACAAGATTAATAAAAACACTTTATATGTGTGCAATGGACATAAGTCGTTTTGGTGATGGTATATTAAATGTTTATCAAGATAAAGATACTAAAGCAGGACAGATTGATGCTATATGTCCTAGTTTATGGTATCAAGTTGTAGATGAAATGAATATTCAACACGTTTTATATCATGTACTAGCATTTAGAGATGAAGAAAATCAAATGTTGACTGTACAAATACATTCCAAAGGATATATTGAGAACAGAAAATATAAATTTGATAGAAATAAAATAAGCAAATTACTATTTTCTGAAATAGTTAATACAGGATTAGATGATTTTGCAATCATTCCAATTTCTAATTTAATTACTTCAGATAGAGCGTATGGAATTGACGACTACAGTGATTTAGATGCTATCATTAGTGAAATTGAAGTTAGAGCATCACAGATTAATAAGATTTTAGATAAACATTCAGACCCTTCAATGTCTGCACCAGCTAGTGCATTTCAACAAGATATGGATACTGGTGAATGGGTATTGAAAGCTGGTAATTGCTTCATGTCAGAGAGTAAAGAAGACCCACAAGTTGCTTATATCACATGGGATGCTCAATTAGAGAGTAATTTTAAGCAAATTGAAGTATTAATGAATTTCTTATATACCATAAGTGAAATGGGTAGTGCTGTTTTTGGGGATTTAACGAAACAGAGTGGACAAGTACCATCTGGTAGTGCATTGAAAAGACTAATGATAAATCCTTTAGCAAAAGTTAATAGGATTAGAATGAATGTTACACCTGAAGTACAAAAAGCAATTATTTTATGTTCAGAATATGGTGGGAAAAACATAATATCATTGAAAGACACTATGATTGCTATTAATTGGCAAGATGGTTTACCATTAGATGAAAAAGAAACGACTGAAATAATGCAAATTAGAACAGGTAACAAACCAACTATAAGTCAAATTTCAGCTATAAAAATTCTTGATTCTAAAGATGATGAAGCTGCTGAAGAGGAATTAGCTACTATAAATGATGAAGAAGCTACAGCAACACCTTTACAAACAGACCCTTTTGCTAGTAAAAATGATGATATACCACCTGACACGAGTCCAAAGACATTTAATCGTACACAAAGTACGATATAGTTGGTGCTTAATGCACCAAAGTAGGTGATAAAATATGTTAGATATAGATATACAAAAACTAATTAAGTATTATATACAAGGACAATCAAATTTAATTAATATTATTGCTAAGAAAACAGCTAAAGGTAATGTTACACAATATCATAAAGACTTATTAAAACAAGTTAATCAAGAAGTAGATAAATTAAATACTTATGCAAAGAAATGGACAAAGGATTACGTACCAAAGACTTACAATAATACAATTGGAGAATTAGTAAGTAATCCTCAGATAGATGTATCATTTAGCGGATTGGATAATAGAGCTATACAAATACTTGTAACAAACACTACAGATTCTTTAATCACAGCTAATAATTTTGTTGGTAGGCAGATAAACGATACTATTAGACAAAATTCGCTTGATGTAATAACTCAAACTCAACTTACTGGTGGAACAATAAAAGATGCTCAGAAAGCATTATATTCTAAGCTTGTGAGTGAAGGGTTTAGTTCTATAAAAGATAAAAGAGGTAGAAATATGAATTTAGATTCATATGCTGCCACCGTAGCTAGAAGTACTACTGCTGAAACACAAAACACAGCAACTATAACTCGCTTGACAGAGAATGATTATGACCTTGTACAGATTACAAGTCATGCTGGTAGCTGTGCGATTTGTGCTAATTTTCAGGGAAGAATATATAGTATTAGTGGAAAAGATACAAGATTTCCACCATTAGATGATGCAATGGGTGGTGGATATGCAAATATTCATCCAAACTGTAGGCATAGAGTGACACCTTATATTGAGAGATTTAATAATGTTGCAGAAGATATAAAAAAAAGTAATAAGCCTTATACTGATAATAGAAGTCAAGAACAAAAAGATAAATATGATAATAAGCAACAACAAAATCGTAAACAAAACACTGATAGAAGACAATGGGAAAAGATGAAGTTATCTGGAATAGATAATGTTCCCAAAACGCTATCAGCATTTCGTAGTATGAAAAAAGCAAAATCTGAAAAATATCAATCAATAATTAAAAAATATAAATTAATAACACTGGCTTGATGCCATAGGAGGAATTGACCTGATGTCAAATTTTAACATATGTCGTTCACCATTACTAGCTGCTGATGCAGATACAGGTAATAGTGGAGATAATAATAATGGTACGAATGAAAGCAACAATACAAATTCAACAGTAAATACTCAAAAACCTAATGTACCAGATGTACAAGGTAAAGTTTTTTCTGACGAATATGTAAAGAGCTTACGAGAAGAAAGTAAAGACCATAGGCTCAAATCAAAAGGATATGAAAGCAAAATTAAGTCTTTATTAGGATTGAAGCCTGAAGATGATATTTCTGACTTAGATAACCTTATAACAAATTTTAAGAATAACAATCAAAAATCAATTGATGTAGCTACACAAAAAAGTAAAAATATGCTTTTGAAAGCTGAAATTAAAGCACTAGATGGTTATAATCATAAGCTTGTAGAAAAATTACTTGATACGTCTAATGTGACCATTGATAATGATGGCACTGTAACAGGACTAAAGGAAGCTTTAGAATCTATGGAAAAGGATTTCCCAGAAGTTAAAGCTTTAAATAGTAATACATCAAATAGCGGATTTAGACCAGCAGGAAATAGTACAGAAGTATTTTCCAAAGAACAAGTTAGTAAAATGTCAGTAGAAGAAGTAAAGAAAAATTATGCAAAAATTATAGAGTCTAAAAAGACTTGGTAGCGACATTCATGTCCCTACCAAAAATAAAAATATTTTAAATTAGAAAATTATCAATTCATTGGTCTTAAAGACTAATCCAGAGAATTTTAAGTAAATAAATTAAAATTTGAAAGGAATTGATAAACATGGCAAGTAACGTAAATTGTGATAATTTCATCCCTCAGTTATGGGATGCTAGTGTTTTAAGAACTTTAGAAGATAATTTGGTGGCTAAACAGATATGTAATGTTTCAGGAACTGAACAAATAAAAGCATTTGGAGATACTGTTTTCTTCAATGGACTATCAGACCCAACAGTAGATGATTATACTGGAACAATCACTTATGAAGCTTTAGTAGATAGTCAAGTAGCATTATTAATCAATCAACAAAAATATTATGCTTTCAAAGTAACAGACCCAGAACAAGCTATGGCAAACGTAGATTTAAAAGGGTCA